AATAGTAGTTAGTCCAAGTGTTGTTCCTGTAGTATATTGATTAGGTTTTCCAACGATTTCGCCGTCACGTTTTAGTGTCAATCCATTAGGCAACTTACCACCAACTAAATCATATCTTAGATTGCTACCTACTAACGTGGTATTGGCTACTAGTTGTAAGTAACTAGTTCTATTAGCAGGAATAGTACCCAAGTTTGGATCTGTTATCCAAGTTACTGTACTATCAACTTCGCCAAGTATGTTTACAGTAAATGTTTTTATAGTGCTTATTGTGTCAACATTTGTTACACCAATCTTCTTAGTAATCAATGTGTCTTTGAACACTCCTAATGTAATTTGCGGGCCGGATTGTTCGTCTAATATATTTGATAGATTAAATGTACGTTGCAATGTATTATCCAAAAATACTTTGAAGAACTGTTGTCCACGATTGATTTCTAAGTTTCCATATACACTATCATCTGTATGAAATAGATTTTGATTCATAATAGTATTTTCAACAATAGAGTTTCTTGGAATATCAAATACTAGTTGTGTAGATGTTGCACTTACTCTTTTGTACAAGTATGTAGTATCAATCCCTTTGCCTGCTAACCAAGTTTCAAAATCTGCTACATAATCACCTGTGTCTGCTACATCAGCAACACTGTAATCTAAATCCAATGATCCTGCACTGTCACCAGCATCGATAGTATATCTTATCATTGTATGCCATTTGCGTGTAATAGTTGTTCCAGGAATATTTTGTTTATCGTTATCTACTAAAACATATACTTCTGATGTACTATAGTTTAGTGTTTTATTCTTCCAAGCAGCAACTCTATTATCGCCATCATCGAGAATGTATATATAATCCTGTCCGATAGCATTATTGTATGCAGTTTTAATGCGCTTGGCTTTGTATGTTGGTTCTAAAGGTCTACTAAGATTTAATAAATCGTATTCGGAGTTCTCTCCATTAACACTGCGTATGGTATAGCTTAGGTTGTCAATAACTATGTTTTCTTCTATAAGACTTTGTAAATCGTCAACACCATCGTCTCTACTGATTGGCAGTTTGTTTATTTTTATTTGAGAGTTGCCAGTAAGTGTATCTTCATACACTCCGGCATTTACTTCTACTACATCGTTGCTGTCAACTTCTTGTCGTAATGCTTCAATAGTAAACTTGTATTCTTTATTAACAGCTGGCTGATAAGGCACTGTTCCTGCCAACTCTCCTGTTATTCCGTCAAGAACCAATCCTGGAGGTAGCACACTTGGAGTACCGTCATCGTTGAATGGTTGTTGATTATAACTTATTTCTCCTAGCAAAGAGTTTGGATCGTATACGTCTAAGAAAATAGTAACATAGTTTTCTGCTCTTTTAACGCCAAGGTTTCCTGAAGTTAGCCATATAGGTTTACGTAGATATGTGTTGTCTGCTGTAAATAATCCTGTTGCTGCTTTCATAATAGTATTGTCGGAACGTAGGAAGTCATCTCCTACAACAAAAATACTAAACTCACGTTTACTAAAGCTAGTATCATCTTCAACTGTAACAGTAAATGTATACTTGCGATTTAGTTTCTTAGGACGTCTTGTTGGTGTACTAAATCCATAAAATGTAGTATCATAAAAATAACTATCGTATCCGTCGTCGTCTACAACAAACAAGTCTAATGGTATACTATCGTACTCGTTGACGTCATATCCTGCTGCATCATCTACATCTAAAGATAATAACGGATCGACAATACCTGATATTTTTCCATCTTCAGATAGTTTTAGTCCTGGTGGCAACTCGCCATCTTCATCTGCAACAAAATATCTTAAACTTTGTCCTGCTGTTAAATCTCTATCTATTGCTTCTAACTGAAAGTCAACTATACTACTATCTAAAATAAAATAAGCAATATTAAGTCTATCTGGAGGTGTTGTACTATAAGCAGCGTCAACTATTTCCCAAATATTTTCGCTATCATTATAAACTTTTATTTCAAAATCAAATGTATCATCAAAAATATGCACCCATATCTGATCTTCAAATGGTGATATTGGTGGAGTTTTACTTACAACATAGTCCAATGGTCTCCATACTAATGCAGATTCGTCCCAATATTTTAAGATTAAATCCAATCCGTTGTTGCTTTTGTTGGTATTCAACCAAAAGTCGTCTATGTTTGGATTTGGAACAGTATCCGATAAAACCAATGTTTTATCATTACCTAGTATGCCTTGTATCTGTGTTGTGTTTATTCTATACCAGCGTGTATCAACTTTATACCAAAACTGTTTTAGACTACTTACATAAGCATAGTCGCCACTGCTGCCAGTTTCTCTACTTGGAATAGTTTCATATACATCAACATCGACTAATAACCAACTACTAGCATTTGATTCATATATTCCCCATTTGGTATTAAGAGTATCAACCCAGTATTGATTTCTAAAACTTCTAGTTAATCCTAGTTCTCCTTCAGGAGTTTGCCATACAGGAGCATCTTCGCCTTCAACTACGATTTTATAAGTTCTATCAGCAATGCCGTCATTACTAGTTGCTCTTAAAACAAACTCAAACTCAGTGGTTTTACTAACTTCAACTGCAACACCTTTTATACGATAATCATTAATACGAAGACCAGTTGGCAAAGCACCAGATATTAGTTTAACTGTTATACCACTTGTTTCTTCTAGCGGTAATGCAATACTAACATCAGTTCTTTCTTGTATACTTGCAAGTTCTGATCCTGATAGTTTGGTCCAGATTGGTAATGACATTTATATCCCCTTACAAAGCTTCGTCAAATGTTGCGTTACTATTTCCAAAATCGGCAGTGCCATCTGCAGGCGAAAATACATCTTGATTTGTTCCAAAGTCAACATCTATTGATTTCAAAATAAAATCAATAATACTAGTTCTATTTCTTGTCAAATCTCCAAGGTCCCATTCAAATGCTTGTTCAAGTTCTGCCATAGTAATATCATTAAGAGAAGTAATATTAGTAATAGCATTATTATTAGCATCTAGTGTTGTACTCAATGTAGGAGCAGTTTCCCTTGAAAGCAAACTGTCTATTGTTATACTAGGAGCAACGCCGCCTGCTACTGTTGCTTGTGCAGCGCCAGTACCGTTGACTGTAATAAAAGTTGTCGGAGATACAACAGCACTTGTGGTTCCATCGGTTATTCTAGTATACCCAGTTGAACTAGCAAGATAAACATTGTTGCCGTCATCGCTAATACGTATACTCATTGTATCTGAATACAATGGATCAACTAATAGTTTTCTAAACTGAAATGTATTTGAAGATTGCTGTGCAAATATTCCGTAACCTGCTTCGCCTATGTTCTCTGCTGTGATTTCTGTAAAGCCTGCAACTGTTAAATCTAGTTCGTCAAAGTTTTGATTTACTTTGATAAATGCTTCTCGTAAATCATCGCCCGTTCCGTCGTTAGCAAGTAATCCTACGTTAATATCTTGAATTGCCATGTTAGTCTCCTGTTATACATATTTATCAGAAACTAGTATTATACGTTTGACCAACTCGATCCATCAAATACTACAACCGAACCAGCAGTCATGTCCCATGCTATCATTCCTTCATTAGATCCTTCAGCAGCCGATGGTAAATCAGCATTTTCAAATGCAGGAAGTTGTAATCCAAGTGTTGAGTAAAATGCTGGAAATGTTACTGGTCCAGCACTACCACTACCGTTATCACCTACATATCCGTAGAACGCTCCGCCATCATAGAATAGTTGTCCTGCTACAGGCGATGTTGGTGGCAATGTGATTGCTAGTAATTCTAATCTTCCACTGTCAACCTTAAGAGCATTGTTTGTTCCAGGATCTACAGAGATTGTAGAAGTATTTGTTATAGAGCTAACTCCTGCAACAGTTTGTGCGTTTACTGTATTTGAAGCGGTCAATGTTTGTGCAGAGATAGTTCCTGTGGTTGCACTTATATTTCCGCCAGTGCTAAAGTTGCCGTTAGTACTTGTAATGCTTGTTAAAATATCAAGTGTTTCTATGCTTACATCTTTTAGTGTATTTGTGTTTGTACTTGTAGGTGCTTGATTAAATGCATCTGCTTCGATTGCAACACTACTAGTTGCGCCTCGTCCGGTAACAGTTTCAAGTGTATCAACTTCTGCACTTAGTAAGCCAGTAGCATCAAATGATAATGTAACTTGTCCTGTCGCTGCTGTTGCTGTAATTCTTCCACTACCAATAATATCTCCTTGTTGTAGATAGTTGTTTGCATCAATCACAGCAAGAGTTGTAAAGTCTTCATCGTTGACTAGCTCACTGATATTAGAACCTGAGGTTAATGCATTAGGTGGAGTAAATGTAAACACACCTTCATTATCATATTGCAAACTACCCTGTCCACTTGCTGGGTTGGTTACAACACTAAAATCAGTTAAGTCAATACCACCTGCTGCTGGAGAAGACTGCCAAGTAAATCCATCATATGTCAGTACTTCATTTAAAACAGCATCAGCAACGTTGACATCGCCAATGTCATCAAGATTATTGATTTGATTCAAGTTAGGTTTGTTGAGAATAAATGCAGCACTGTTTGTATCTGTTTCCGTCCAATCACTTTGTATTTGTGGGACAACAAGATTTCCATTAAGTGTCAGCGAAGTTGCTGTCATTGTGGTTGCTGTCAATGTGCTTATTGTACTAGCACCAGTTACATTTAATGTACCACCTATTGAAGCGTTTCCAGTAGTAGCCAATGTACTGCTGCTTAATTCTCCGCTAACACTTAGACTAGTTAGGTTGGCAATACCTACACTTGAGAAATCCAGGCTATCACCGCTTGGTATTTCTTTTAGTCTGTTGCCGTCATTTGTATCTACTACTAGTGGAAATCTATTTGCCATTATTACGTCCTGTTCTTTTTAATATTTATCGTATGTTTACAATGCTGCTATTCTTGCTTGGAAGTCAGTAAAATCTGCACTTGCTGCTACTTCAGTTTGTAGTGTTGCTAAACTTATGTATCCTGGAATAACACCATTTACAGCATCTACCAATAGTGTGCTATCATCTGCAAACACACTACCTTTGATATCAGTTGTAATATCGCCATCTTCAAGTGCTGTTATATCTGCATACAGTTCTGTAAAGTTTTCATTGATTTTAACCATAGCATTGCGGAGAGGATCCCCCCCTCCGCTGTTTGCACCTGTACCTACATTTATTATTTTTTGTGCCATTATACTCTCCCTACTACTACTTCAACAATACCACGTTCGCTGTCATCTTTGGTTCCAACTGCTTTACCAATAACTTGTCCGACACCTGGTGTATTATTAACAATAGCATAACCTGGTACAGCACTTGTAACAAGCATGTCACCTTTGGCAACCTTACCAATAACTTTACAAGGTACTCTACCTTGTAATGCTAGTCCTACTACATGATCTCCTTGTAGCGCACTGTTCATCAAGTGTGCTGGATTTGTTGTTACAACACCTGCTGCACTTGTTTGACCTTTTGCTGTACATTCGGTAACTTCTTCGTCACCGCCAAATACTAGTACTGTTCCTGGCTCGTAGTCTGCATCACCCAAATAGTTCTCTGCAAGGTCAGCATATAATGCTGCTGTTGCTTCTCCATTAAATGTTGTTGCCCAAACAGTGTTGTATCTATTTGTACTACTACCAATACTCACACCATTATCTGCTCCGCTGTTTGCTGGACCTACAATATTACCTGTGTGTGTAATACTACCTGTGATGTCTATACCAACTGTGCCACTTATAGTACCACTACTAAATGCAAGACCTGTCAAACCTGCTAAACTTGTTGATGTTGCGCCAAGGGCAATACTTGTACTGCCAATAGTTACACTACTGTTTGTTAGTTTATTATTAGCAATGCCTCCAGTTGACAGTTCAATCCAACCATCAGTTGCATCAAACTCGGCACTGTTAACACTTACTAAACCTAAGTCTGCTTGTGTAATACCTGTTGCATTTGCTCTAGTAGTTGCAGCGTTCATATCCAACTTGCTTTGTGCTATTGCAGCACTAGCATTAATATCGTTGTTAACAATAACACCTGTTGCAATGCTTGCTACAATAGTGTTGCCACTTGTATATGTAAGGCCAATATCGCCAGTTACTTCAACATTTACACTTTGTTGGTTAGTTCCAACAAATGCTAGAATGTTACTAGTAATCGGTGCGCCCGTTCCTGTAATAGTTACGTCACCAATATCATTAAGTTGATCTGTTTTTTGATCTACATACTGTTTTGTTACAGCATCACTTGAAGCAGTTGGTGTTCCTAGGTTAGTAACACGGTTACTACCCAAGTTCATATCGCTATTCATCGGAGTGTCGTCAAACCCTGGTCCACCTAAACTCATTACACCAGGTCCGATTACATTGCCGCCTGTAGCGCCTTCTCTATCAAATCCTAGACGCTGATCTATATAACCTTCTGTTGCAGTCTGTGTTGGTACTGCATCACCTTTGGCATCTGTAAATGTATCATCGTTTGAAAACTCGTTTACACGCACACCACGTTTAAATCCAATACCGTCAATGTTTGTTAGAACAAGTGCAGCGTTGAATGTGACACTACCTGTACCCTGATCAACTGTAAAGAATCTACCAACACGGAAGAAACCATCTTGGTCTGTAAGTGTAGCAAACACACGTCCTTTGTTACGTTCTTGTACTTGTGCTGCACTTGCATTACCAGTACTATCGATTGCATCTCCAGCTGATACCGGAGCAAAGCCAAATGGTGATCCGTAAATACGTTCTGGATAGTTACTGGTGTTAAATCCGCCAGTACCAATATCCAACATATCATGTCCTGTTGCTCGGTTGGTACTAATATTAACAGTAATCTCTGCATCTTCATCCGATGCAAGTCCTGCTTTTAGTGTTATACCGCCACCATTAACTAATGTTTTAGCAAGACCATCATTTAATAAAGGCCAGTGAACGTCTGTGTTAGCAATATCTGAAATCTTTATTACAGCAACTTGATCTGTACCACTACCACCTGTGTAAGCATATTCTGAGTAAGCATCTATTTGATAAGTTTTGCCTCCCCATGTAAAGATCATATCAGCGTTTGCTAAACGTGTTCTTTCAACTTCGTCTAGTTGTCCTATAACAATAAATCTACTACCGTCTGTGCTTGTAGTAGCAGCAGTGGCACCCATTGTAACAGTTGCACTTGGTGTAGCTGCAAGTACAATATCTGTGTAGTTTGAATCTACAGTACTATTAGCATCAAAGAAACTTTCAGTAACAGTTATTATATCTTGGTCAGTAGTTAAATCAGTGTATCTAAAGTTAGCATCAAATGTTACCATACGCTGATTAGCACCTGTAGTAACTCCATCTGTGATTTGATTTCCAAACAAAATAGTACGATATACATATTCTGTAGTATCATTTATAAACGTAAATGCTGTACTCGGACGAGTTGGCAGTTCTTCTGTACCAAAGTCGTCAAGCAAGAAGTTTTGTTTATGTCGTATTACAAGTTTAGTATCGTGGTCGGTATTCTCTTGTAAACCGTTTGATGCTGTTCCTTCAAGTCCAGTACCAAAATTCAACTTCCATACTTGACCATCGTGTACCGGAGTACTATCGTCAAATCTTGGAGTACCTGCAACACTAACTGTACCTATTACTCCACCATTAACATCGGTTGTTGTAATAGTAGCATCATTAGCAGGTGTTGCTCCACCAAGTAACGTGCCTGGAATAATGATTGTTTCTCCAGCAGCGCCTGCACCCGTGCCGCCGCTTGTGATATCAACACTATAGTTGTTAGATCTTGTTTTCTTAACTTTAAAAATAGCAGTATCGGCAGTGTATGTACCAGTAAGTCCCGCAGCACTGCTGGTATCAATATCATAACTACCTAATACATATCCACTAACACTAGCATTGGTTATTTCGTAAGGTTGATACAATCCAGTATCGTGTAAGATTTCAACTTCACTTACATTGTGCGGATATTCTTTTAAATCGTATACATACATAAACAACGAATCTTCAGGGGCATCAGTGTCCTGCGATGTAACTGTTGCAGGAACACCAACATTTGTACTTGTAGGTGAAGTAATAGTAGCTGTTGTATTGAATGTTCCTGTTGTGCTATGCACATACAATCTAGTAGGATTTCCGCTACCGTCTTCTTCGCCTGTAAAACTTAGAATACCTGTTGCATTTGCTGCTCTTGTTGCTGTTCCTCCGCTAGTGTATGCAGTGTTGGTTGACGAATCATATGCACTACTAAGTCCAGCATCGGTGTACAAGTCAACTTGATTATTATTAAACACACTTACATAAAACTGTAAGCCGTTTACCTCTGTCATACCACCTACATCGTTGATTGTAACTAAATCACCGTCAGATAATCCATGTCCAGTTGCAGACACTCTTGCTGGACTTGCTTGTGTAATATTAGTAATGGTAGCATTGATCAACCCTTGTGTAAGTGCTTGTCCTGCACTGATATTACCTGATGTCGGAACAGCAGCTGAGAAATCTAAAATAGTATCTGATCTAAATGTTTTACCAGGAAATACCATGTTGGAAGCTAGTGTAACATCTGTAGCAACTTCGTCTGGATCAGCACCTGCTGAAACTAGTCCGTAAATACCATAACTGTTGTTGCCGCCGAGACTACGTATTTGAGATCCGTCTAATGCAAGATATCCAGTATGACAATAGTATGTAAACATACTAACAAGTTCTGCTAGTGCGTTGTTAACACACAAAGCACCAAAACCTAAATCGTTAATCTGTGTAAAGTCGTTTGCCAACATACTTCTGTTGCCGCCACTTTGTACAAACATATCAACGCCAGTACTGCCGATGTATCCTCGTCCAACTACAAATGTTTGAGCAAGTCCGCTGCCGGTGTATGCACTAAATGCACTTGTGTTATAACCTGCTGTTAATCCTACATCCGTGTATAGTTCAACCTCATTTGGATTGAGTGTTGTTTTAACATACAGCGTAGCACTGTTAATCTGTATCATGCCGTTAACATTACTGATTGTAACACGATCAGCATCTGAATATGGATGTGCAGTGGTTGTTCGCAGCACTGCGGTTGTTGCCTGCGAAATATTATCAATATCTCTCGATGTACTATCACTAGGGTTACTAGTTTCGTCTAGTATAAATGTAGCAGTTCCGGCTGCTTTATCATATGCAGAGATTGTATTAACTTGGTATCTTGAACCATCAATAAAAAACGGAAACGGTGTAGGTGGTCTTCTTACAAACAATCCTTGGTCTGTAGGAGAACTTACATTAATACTAAATGGATTATTTACTGTGTCAATAGTTGCAGGCATGTTGCCTGCATATCCGTCAACAAACAATCCACCTGCAAAGTTTCTATTTGTACCTTTTGATTGCGCAAAACTTGATCCTGTTTGACAATACGGTGAACGTGTTAGTATTTGACCTTCTGGATCAAGTACCATCATAAATCCACCTTGTCTTTGTACAGTAATGTTTCTTACAATAGTACCATCGTTACATAGTAGTACATCCATTTCGCTGTTGTTTAATGGAGGATTGTAGTTTACATTATTAAAGTATGCAACGCAATCAACTAGCGCACTAGCTTGTGTGTTTGATTCAGACTCAGCTGTGTAATCTTCATCAAATATTTGAGTAACACTTCCTGTTCCTGCATAAGGAGCAGTCGCATCATTAGCTAGTATATTTGTTATGATGGCTTTTAGGTTTGTTATTGCTGCTTCTGTTTCTGCTTCTTGACCAACAACTGCACCTGCATAATACGCTCCTTGATTTGTAAGAGTATTTTCTCTTCCGCCTACTCGTAAATCCTTTACAATGCCGTCAACTATTAGTCCAGTATCTCTACGACACTTGGTTTCGTCATAAACTAGAACTGGATAGTTTGCATCAACAAACTCAATAGTTTCTTCTACTAGATAGGCTTTGTTGAGTTCTATTAACCTTGCAGCTTCAACAAAGTTTCCATCATTAGCAGTAGCATCAGTTCCTACGTTTGCTACTTTACTAGGATCAGACACATAATGATATCCATATTTTCCTTGTTTGCCGCTAACTGGATGTGTAAAGTGATAGCCGCCGCCCGTGGTTGCAATATCAAATGTTAAATCTGCTCCGCCACCGTTGCCAATTTTACTATCATTAATAGTTATTGTTTCGCCAATGATGAATCCATCTCCGCCACTTGTAATACTTACAGTACAGCTACCGCCTGATAAAACAATAACTTGGAATGTCGCTTTTACACCAGCGCCATTTGATCCCCAATCATCTGCATCAATTTGATATGTTCCTAATGTACGTGAAGCATCAGCTGCTGATACATTTGTTACTGTGGCAGCTGGTGAATATGCTGATATAAGGTCATCAGTTACAATGTCTCTATAGAAATATGTTTGATTCCATTTACTCTGAGAGACACCCGGCTTCGGACGTAGTACAACTCTTCTAAACTCATCACCTTTGATACTTACGTTTTCAGGTAACTTGATAGGCAAGTGTTCTTGATAGATACCGCTTTCGATTCTTACAGTGATTTGGTTGTTGCGTGTTCTATTACCGTATTCAAGACCTTCACCTGGAATAAATTCTATAGGTTCAACTAGGTCGACTAATACACTATCTGTTGTAACACTTGCACTACGAGTATAATCAGTGATAATACCCTTTGCACCTGATTGTTTTCCTACAATGATTTTACCTTCGATAAGATCTGGGTTGCCTTCGCCGCCTTGGTCAACTGCTGCATTTGTACCATTGGTAAATGCTAATGTGTATCCTGCGCCTGTAGCAGCAAGTGCTACGTCAGTGCCTGATAAAATATCAATAATCTCATTGAAGCGATCGGTGTAAGCAGTAATAACGCCTGCTGAAATTGTACCCGGTGTTGCTGTATTAGCATCATTAAATGCACTAACCAACTGTGCTCTAACTACAGCAATCGATGCTCGTGTAGCTTCACCTTGATCAACTTGTGCTTTTATTGCACTTGGGTTTGCATTATATCTAAGTCCTGCCCAACGTGATAGATAGTTTACTGTTAATCCTGCATTAACATCTAGTCTTACAGAATCAATCATTAGTTTTACATCACGTTTACAAATTTGTATATCGTATGTCAAGTCTGTGTAGTTAACAGCAATATAGCTTTGTACAAACTCTTGTATTTCATTTGTTTTAGACACAGCTAAATCACTGGCTGCTACTGCTGTTGACGGACTTGAATACCCTGTAACACTATCAATAATACTATTAACAGTACCGTCGTCGTATGTTACTTGTTGCACATAAGGTCCAGGCTCAAACGGAGTAGCTTCAATGATTTCTTCTGCCTTAACCATAGCAGCATTGATAGTTTTATAAGCATATTGAGGTGATCTGCCTTCTTGACCTGCTGGTGTTGCTTTTTGTGCATCATCACCTGCTGTTGAAACATAAATGTTTGTTGCACTAGCATACCCTTGTGTATCTACATAAAGTTTTGTAACAGCTTGTAAATCGTCTTTGCCATTTGGTGTGCCAAATCCTTCTAGTGGATTTGGATGGTCTGACAAATAAAGTGTGTCCAACATACGTCTGTTGGTTTCACTTCCTGCTCTAGTTATTACTTCTTCTGTGCGAGGAACTTGTGCTCCGGTCGCGCCTGCAGGAACTGATAGCGCACCAGTCATAGTGTCTCCTGCTAGATTTACATATGTATCATCTGCAAATCCTTTACTAACAATAATATTATCAGTAGTAATAGCTGCTGACCCAGGATGTGTTGTTGTCCAGTCAGTAACAAGTGTGTTAATATCATCACCTGCTCCGGTATTTCTTAGTTTTGCATTGATAGCATTACTGTACGCTGTTACCGCTTGTGCATTTAAAGGAGCATTTAGTGTTGGATCAGGGTCACGTTCAATATGTGGATCGTTGATAATGATTTTAACTGTGCCACTTTGATTAGGTGTAGAAGGATCGACGTCTTCAAATTCAACAACAACACTATTATTGATTGTATTAACTGCTTTAACTGCGCCATTGTTGCCAGTGTCACTAACAAACTTATAAAAGTTTAATCCTGTTTCTGTGCTGTTAACTGCTGGTATTGCAGTAGTGTTTCCTAAATATGAATCAGGAACATCGTCAATATTTTTAAATGATATTGCGCCACCAAGGCCAAATACAGCATATAATTCAGTAAAGTTTGTATTTACTTTTTTAAAACTTTCACGGATGCTATCGCCTGTGCCGTCATTACCCTCGATACCAATATCAACTTCTTGTCTTGCCATTTCTTTATCCTTTAAAACTGTGGTACTAAATTATCCATATCGAAGTTGACGCTTACGCCACATCCGCATGAACTCTGTGCATTTGGATTGTTTATTTCAAAGTTAGCACCAACTAAACTTTTTACATAATCTACTTCGGTTCCTATTAGAAACATTAAACTGTGCCCACCTACAACAAATGCACACCCATTTGTTGTTTTTACAACTTCGTCATCCTTTGCTAAGTCTTCTGGACTAGCAATCGTACCCCATTCGTATTCAAATCCAGCACAGCCGCCACCTTTTATATTAAGCGTAATGCCATAGCAATCGTTTTCTTCACTCAAAAGATCGATTTGTTTCTCTGCTGCTGGGGTTAAAGTTAGTATGCTCATAGTGTTCCTTTTTAATATTTATCGTTGTATTTTATAATCTTAATGTAAATCAGTGGTAAATATACTTATGTTTCTAAAAGAATATTTAATTGATACGTGGCATATGCGCCGTAGTAAACTTGGTAACCAACACACATACAACCGCAAAAAAACTATGGTGTTGCTACGCTGTGATAACTGCAATGATGAGTTTGCTAGAGAACGAGGCCATATGGATCCAAAAAGACTCAGCAACAACTATTTCCATGTTTGTGAAAAATGTGATGCAAAACGTTTTGCACAACAACGTGGAGTAAATGCAAAGCAAGTTTGGAAAATGTCAGCAAGCAGTAATATTCCTATTGGAAAAATATAGATTATAATGCTTTTCTATATCTTCAAATGACATTCCTTTTGAAATTAGTTTGTGAAATTTATTACATTTTTTTGTTATAATAGGATTAACACTAGATCCTAAATATTCTGCGGCTTTTTCTGCTATTGAGATATGAGAAACAATATCAGGGTGTCCATCTTCAAATGGTTTTGTTGACCATTTAGCACTTTGTATTTGATACCTTCCTTTAAAATTATCACTTAGTTCAGGTAGATCCACATAGTCTACAAAATCAGTCATGGACATATGATATTGCTTTATTCCTATTTTATCACATATTGCTTTTATTGCTAAAATATAGTTTTCACTTTTTTCAGTTTCAAAATCTTCATTGTACCAGTCTTTAATTTTTCTCCAAATATATTTGTTTTGATCACTATGAGCAATGCTGCCATCATTGTGAGTCCAGCCGTCTTTTTTTAAATAGTCAAATCTAAAAGGCCCTGTCCACTGAATAATGATTGCATCATAACAATGTAACTGTTGTGTTTTATACAAATGGAGTAGTATGTAAAAGATACGCTCGTTGCCAATGCCAGCTATTCCAAACTTATCTGCTTGAAGTATATCTGCATAAGTAGGCCATACATAATTTGTAAAACTACATCCTATAGCTGCAAGTTTTAGCCTTTGCGCCAAATAGTCCATGCTCCGTATGCAATAGCACCATAGGCAATAAGTTTTGTTAATGGTGAAAAAATAATAATAGCTGCACCTGCTGCTACCATTAGTACTCCGTCAACGGTTGACCGCTCCTGAAGCCGCGTTTCTATCCAGTTTTTGATCATTTGATAATCTCCTAATACGTTTATCTTGTTCTTTTAGTTGTTGTTCTAATCTACTTAACTTTTCTTCAAGTGCAAAAACATATGCCTGGGTTGGTATTTGTTTTTCAACACCATCTTCGCCTAGCATGGTAAAACTATTTACACCTGCACCTTTTAAGCCACCTAAAACTCTGTTAGGGTTTTTATCCAATGTCTGTGCTGGCACTTGTGTACGTGCATACATTGTTTGTATAAAGTTGCTTCTCATGTTGTTCTCCATGCTGTATTTATGCTGCCATTTGTTTTGACTCTTCAGTCATGCTGTACAGTTGTCCACTAGCAAGGTTCTTCATCTTAGCTTCTACCATAATGTCTGCCCACTGCCAATGCGACAAGGCCCACTCGTTGACTGCACTGTTCCAGCAGTAATCGCTGTGTGCTCTTAGTTTGCCTTTTTTGAATCCTTGTTCTTCAAGCGCCGCAAAGTCCGGTTTTTCTGTTTCTGAGTGACCGGTAAGAATATCTTCTCTGCTAACACTATAATGCATAGCAGGCCTAACACCACGCCAGCTGTCAATAATACGGTTAATTCTGTCGTCATCGGGTTGAATGTATTCTCCTCTAGTATTGCACCAATGGTGATGTATGTCTAGCACCAAAGCGAGATCGTCTGCAAGCTCAAGCGTGTGTTCGAGACCCCATTTGTTTTCGTCGTTTTCGATTGTAATAGTGTTTCTTGCTTCTGGCGAGAGACGTTTAAGCGAGTCGCGGATACCGGCTGGACCTTTGCGACCTGAGATGTGGACGTTGCACTTGAAGTCTTGGAATGACTTGCCGTAGCCCATCCACCGTATGAGATTGGCGTGATATTCAAATTCTTCTATGCTCCGTTCTACAATTTCGTCGTTGTCGCTTGCAAGTACGCAGAACTGTCCTGGGTGCATTGAGAGCCTAACATCCAAGCGTCTGGCTGCTTCACCGACTTGTGCGTAGTGTTTCTCACAGTACGCCAATACATCAGGGCGAGACCAAAAATACATCCACTCATGCTGGGTAGCACAAGGAAGCTGATTACTACCAAGTCGGACCATTCTAAGCTCAGGCGGAAGACTTCCCACATACTCGACTAACCTCTTAGCTGCCGCTGCATTGTGTACCATAATGTCCCACATGCGTTCTTCTGCAACATCTCTTGTTTGTCTATTTAGCCATGCTACTGTAGTACTGCGTTCAGTAAGCGGACGCTGTATTTCTTCTAGTAGTTTCTTGGGTTGATTCTGTTTGTAGTGTAGATATTTACAGGCAAAGCCAATGCGCTTGGTCACTTGCTGATCAGCAAGGTAGTCACCGCATGTTGTAAATTTCAGATCGTTCATACCTTTTCCAGTTCTGGCACTTTAATAAGTTTTGCCTTGTATTCTTTTTCGTTCCAGTTTTGAGGAGGACCAAACTTGCCCACTGTCCTAAAAACCACTGCTTCTTCGGTCTCGCCGTACTCGTAGCCGAGAAAAGTAAGACCTGCATACATCATATAAGTTCTAATCATAGTATTATACTACTAGATGTTAGGTGATTTGTCAACCACTAAGCTCACTCTTGTGTACACCGTTGATGATATCGTCCAATGCACTTATATTTACTGTATGACATAGTGTATCTTCACCCCATGTTTCACAGTATTCTTTACCCGCAGCATCAGCAAGTTCTTTACTGCTATACACTCCGTGATATCTATAGTTTGATTGTTGTATAGTTTTATTGTAGGTATGTACTACATAAATGTTAGTTGTTGTCATTGCCAATGTTCCTTTACCCAACTGTCATTTGCATCTGCTGGATTTGGTTCTCCGTGAAATACAGCAATGCACGTATTAGGATCTATTTTTGGTGGTGCATCAATTACAAAGTTACGTTTTCTTACAGGATCAAGTTTAAGATCTCTTCTGTCTCTCATTTCCCATTTGTAACTCATTATCCATTCATCTGGCCAAAACTGATGATTTGTAATGTGCTTGAACATCCAATCTTGATCTCCACGCATTCTTTGCATGTGTACAGGTGGATTTTGTTTAAACTGTTGCCAAATGTTATCGTATGCTCCAATGTTTATTCTAAACACACTGCTGTTCATGCGATTCCAATCCTTACGTTGACTGCGATTGAAGTCACGTATAATACAAAATCTATTAGGATTGTATGCAAACAACTTGTCAATATTTTTAAAAACCACAACGTCTAAATCTAAAAATAGTAGTGTTCCTTTTATTGGCAAGTCAGCGCCAACAAACATAGGTTTATACCACCAGCCATCAGCTTTTATTTTTGGTAGTGGATAGGTTTTGATATTTTTATTTAATCCTGTTGTATTTTCTGTAAAGCATACAAACTCATAATCAATAGTAATGTTTCTATCTACCATATTGTATAGCTTGTTTACATAGTCAGCATTGTATTTGTCTCCCCATTTCAAACATGCAACATAGTTCTTGGATTGCATTACAGTTTTTAAAATAGGTTCAGGCTGTTGTTCAACAAGGCCCGCTTTATAGCGAGCCTTTCTTGCTTTACGTTCTGCTTTGGTTTCAGTCCACTGCTTGGTAGATTGCACTATTTGCTCCATGCTCCATACATTCTGCACTCACACACCAGCAACGTCCATCTGACATTTCACGCACTAGGTTATCAGCAAACTTCCAGGCATGATAAGCAAACTTCTCTGCACCAACACCATCCATTACTGTGATCTCTGCTAGACCCATGTTCTCTAGTTCTGCAAACTTGTACAAGAACGGATCTTCTCTGTCAATGACTGTCTTGTGATCAAAGTTATCTTCTAGCCATTTCTTCAGTGGCTTTAGTCCACCAAAGTCAACTGCCCAGTTTTTATTATCTAGTTCACTACATCCAAATGTAAACTTAAATCCTAAACTATATCCGTGTAAAAATTTGCAGTGTGAATGATCTGCGTGTGGCTGACGGAACACCGCTGATAGTCCGATGTTGTGTCCGTATGTTTTTGTGCTGTAATAAGCCATTAGTTTCTCCTTGTAAAGCGGCAGAGTTAGAAGGGTTGACGCTAAGTCCTTATTAGTATTATAATATAGATTATTTATATTGTCAAGTGTTAGCGTGGTTCAACTTTTAAATAGATGTTGGCAAACTCTTGCTTTTTGTATGTTTTGAATATCAAGTGTACACATTCAAACTCACCAGTCATGCTAACACGATACTTGCCGCCTTCTACCATATCATCTGGTACAGCCATATGCCAGCCGTTTTCAACACGTTCACCCGGTGCTGTTGCTTGTATGTAGCGTTTTGTAAATGTGTTTAGGTTGTGTGAGTGTGAGCCGTCTATTGCATGTGCCACACC